GTGGAGATGTACATCAAGTCTGTGGATGGATTCCAAGGCGATGGCGACTTCTTATCCAAGTTTGGTCTTGAGATTCGTGATGAGATGGTTCTCACTGTATCTCGTCGTCGCTTTGGTGAAGAACTTGCAATCGAAGATACGACTCCAGTTGATGAAGCAGAAGGTGTTGCTCGTCCGTCAGAGGGCGACTTAGTTTACTTCCCACTCAACGGTAAAATCTTTGAAGTCAAGTTTGTAGAGCATGAAGCAATCTTCTATCAGATGGGTTCGCTTCAGACTTATGACCTCACACTTGAACTCTTTGAGTACAGTCACGAAATCATCGACACTGGTATCACAGACATCGATGCAATCGAAGATACATACTCTGGTGTTAAACAGAATCTTGAGTTGCTCGATGAAGCAGGTAACCGTCTCGTCTTTGAAGATGGATTTGCCATTGTACAAGAAGAATACAAGATTGAGACAACTGACAATCAAGCAAACAATGAGTTCTTTGGTGCAACCTCTAACATTAGTTTCATTGACTTCAGCGAAATCAATCCATTCTCTGAAGGGAGTAGTTGGTAATGTTTGGGCATAGTTATTATCACGGTATTCTGCGTAAGTATGTGATCATGTTCGGTAACATGTTCAACGATATCGATATCGTTCGCTACAATAATGCAGGTACTGCCGTTCAGACAATCCGTGTGCCAATCGCATACGGTCCTCGTGAGAAGTTCCTTGCAAGACTCCGTGCTGATCCAAATCTCGATAGGGATGTGGCAATCCAGTTACCACGACTTGCATTTGAAATGACGAATGTCTCATACGCACCAGAGCGTGGACTCAACAAGTTGACTCGTAATGTGGGCATTCGTACTTCAGACAACGACACACTCCGTTCTGTTTGGACACCAACACCATACGACATCGATTTTACACTGCATGGTATGTTTGCTAACCAAGAAGATGCAGTGCAAGTCGTCGAACAGATTCTTCCGTTCTTCAGACCAGAATGGACACACACGCTGACACTCGTACCAGAGGTGGGCGATAAGTATGATGTTCCAACTGTCCTAAAAGACATGCAGATTGATGATACATATGAGGCAGACTTTCAGACTCGTCGTGCTATTCTATACACTTTTAACTTCACTGTCAAGGGTTATCTGTTTGGACCGACAACGAATAAGGGTGTGATCAAGAGAACGATTATCGACTTGTCTGCAAATAGTATTGTGGGTGTGCCGAATAATGTTCGATTAGATTTGAAACCCGGTCTGCTTGCAAACGGTTCTCCAACGACAAATGCAACCGCATCGATTGCAACTACATCGATTAGTGCAAATAGTGACTATGGTTACACATTTGAGAAAGACGATTACTTTGATGGCGTGGATAGACATGGACATGGATCATGAAAAAAACAACAGACAGTCTGAATGAGATATTTGAAATTGAGGGTGAACTTGTAGACCAAGAGGTGCAAGACCACAAGAAACCATCTTTACGAAGAGAAAACTTTAACGCTAAAACGAAATATGATGACGACATCACCAAAGACTACACGTATGCGCGTGAGAACATGTATGATGTCATTGAGAGAGGCACTGAGGCACTTGATTATTTGTTAGATCTAGCAAAGGCATCCGAACATCCCCGTGCTTTTGAGGTAGTGTCTACCCTCAGTAAAACGATTGTGGATGCAAACAAAGACTTACTTGAAGTTCAAACTAAACTGAAGAAACTTAAAGAAGAAGAAAAGCAACCACAGAATGTGACAAACGCACTGTTCGTAGGAAGCACTGCGGATCTTCAAAAGTTAATTAAGGGTGATGATGATTGATCGTGGTTATAATGGTAACGCGAATCTAAAAAAGAAAGGGCAAGCAATCGAATGGACTCAAGATACGATTCAAGAGTTCATTAAGTGTTCCAAAGACCCCATATATTTCGCAGAGAAGTACATCAAGATTGTTCATGTAGATCATGGACTCATTCCTATTCAGATGTACGACTATCAGAAAGAGATCGTAGAGAAGTTCGTCAACAATCGTCGAACCACTGTTGTCACGTCTCGACAAGCAGGTAAGACAACCACTGCTGTATGCGTTATTCTACACTATGTGCTATTCAACGAACACAAGACGGTAGCACTCCTTGCCAACAAGGGCGATGCTGCTCGTGAAATTTTAGATCGTATTAAAGTGGCATACGAAGCACTTCCGTCTTGGTTGCAGCAAGGTGTAGTGGAATGGAACAAAGGTTCAGTTGAGTTTGAAAACGGATGCAAGATTATTGCCTCTGCAACATCTTCTTCTGCGATTCGTGGTAAGTCTATTTCACTATTGTACATCGATGAGACTGCGTTTGTTGAAAACTGGGACGAGTTCTTTGCTTCAGTATTCCCTACCATTTCTTCTGGTAACACTACAAAGATTCTATTCACCTCAACACCCAATGGTCTGAATCACTTTTACAAAACATGCGAAGGTGCTGAACAAGGCACGAATGGTTATCAGTTTGTTCGTGTTATGTGGACTGATGTTCCCGGTCGTGATGAAGCATGGAAGCAAGAGACTCTTTCATCGATGGATTACGACTACGAAAAGTTCTCGCAAGAGTTTGAGTGTCAGTTCTTAGGTAGTTCTGGTACTCTCATCGAAGGTAATAAACTCAAGGCATTGGTTCATAAAAGACCCATAAGAGAGTCTAATGGTTTGTTTATGTATCAAGAACCACAAGAAGGTCATTCTTACATCACTGTGGTGGATGTGTCAAGAGGTAAAGGACTTGATTATTCTGCGTTTCAAGTTATTGACGTCTCAAAAATGCCTTATCGTCAAGTATGCGCGTTTCGCGACAACCACATTACACCAGTAGAATACGCAGAAATCATACATAGAACAGTAAAACATTACAAAGAATCTGTCGTTTTGATTGAGATTAACGAAAAACATTATAAAGAATCTGTCGTTTTAATTGAGATTAACGACATTGGAGAACAAGTCTCTGACTTGCTACACTATGATTTTGAGTATGAAAATGTGCTATACACAGAATCAGCAGGGCGTTCTGGCAAAAGAATCTCCTCTGGTTTCGGAAAGAATGTAGACAAAGGAATACGCACAACAAAAACCGTCAAGGCAGTGGGTTGCTCTATTCTCAAACTTTTGATTGAGCAAGACCAACTGATTCTCAACGACTTTGCAACTATACAAGAGATGTCAACCTTCTCTCGTCGAGGAGTATCATACGAAGCAGAGTCAGGTTGTCATGACGATTTGGTAATGTGTCTTGTGTTATTTGCATGGGTATCAGATCAGCAATACTTTAAAGAGATGACTGACATCCATACGCTGAGAGCATTGAGGGCAAGAAATGAAGAGGAAATGATGGAAGATTTGCTTCCATTTGGGTTCCACGACGATGGAATGCCAGACGAAAATGTGATTGATGTGCCTGTAGGTGGTCTGGATGACTACTATGATACAAACAACTTTGAATCATTCTAAATAACCGTTTTTATAAATACTTGAACGAAATTATAAAAATGAACTCTTTAATGAGAAGGAGATAAAAAATGCCTTTCCAAGTATCACCGGGCGTTAATGTTAGTGAGATCGATCTAACTACTGTCGTTCCTGCGGTGAGCACAACTGAAGGTGCAATCGCAGGTAACTTCAAGTGGGGACCAGTAAATCAGCGCGTACTCGTTGATTCTGAAGATCGTCTTGTAAACATCTTTAATAAACCAAATGCAAACACAGCAGATGATTTCTTCACTGCGGCAAACTTCCTTGCATACGGTAATCAACTTTATGTAGTTCGCGGAAATGCGAGTGCTAACAATGCTACCTCTGGTGGCACTGGTGCTTACATCGAATCTGAAGACTACTACGAAGAAACTTACACAAACACATCTGGACATGGCGATTGGGTTGCCAAGTATCCGGGTGATTTGGGTAACTCTCTGAAGGTTTCTGTCTGCCACAATGCTAACGCATGGCAGTCTAC